GATGCTGTCGATTTCATAGAGGGCGAAATTTCAGAGCCAAGAATAAAAGCTCAAAAATACTTTGATGGCAAAGTTGATATAGGTCACGAAGCCGGACGATCAAAAGTTGTGGCAACAAAATGTCGGGACGTTGTGCGAGCAATGAAACCCGCATTACAAAGAATATTTTTAGCTTCAGAAAATGTTGTTGAATTTATGCCAAGAAATGCAGATGACGTAGAAATTGCTGAGCAAATGACAAAGTTTGCAAATTACAAATTTATGCAAAACGATGGCTATAAAATTCTTTCCGACGTGTTTCAAGATGCGATGGTAAAAAAATGCGGTATCGCAAAAGTCATGTACGATACTACTGAAGAAACTGAAATCATTACTTACGAAAATAAATCGGAAGACGAATTTTTATTTGTAGCTGACCAAGACGATGTAAAAGTTTTAGAGCAAACAATTACCGAAGAAATAGAAATTTCCCCAGACGGTACAGAAATCAAAACACCTATTTATGATTTTAAAATTTCCAAAACAAAAAGAGCAAAGGGCTTGACTGTTGTTTCTGTGCCACCAGAGGAATTTTTTGTGGATAGAAATGCAAGATCAGTAGACGACTATTTTGTAATTGGTCACAGAACAGATATGACCGTTGGCGATTTGCTTGCTATGGGATATGCCGAAGACGAAATATTTGGTCTTACTGGCACAATGTCTACAATGCAAAGTGAAGCTGAATTTCAACGGCGAGATTATTCGGTTGACGAAGATGATGACGAAAGTGCTGATCCGACCTCAAAAAAAGTTATTGTTACCGAAGCATACATGAAGGTGGATGCGGAAGGTGCGGGGGTTCCACAACTTTATAGATTTTTCCTGGCGGGGAGTTCTTATACAATGCTTGATTATGAGCTTTGCTCGCACGTTCCTTTTGCAATCTTTGAAGTTGATCCGGAACCTCATGCCTTTTTCGGGCGAAGCGTTGTTGATTTAGTGATGGATGACCAAGATGCGGCTACGGCAATGTTGCGAGGCGTTTTGGATAATGTTGCTTTAACAAACAATCCAGGCTTAGAAGTAAATGAAGCTCACGTTTCAATCGAGGATTTACTTAACAATGAAATCGGGCGGATTGTTCGGGTAAGTCAACCTGGCGCGATAAGAGAGCAAGTCGTGCCTTTTACAGCGGGTTCAACTCTTCCGGCACTGCAATACTTTGATATGCTTGTTGAAGCTAAAACTGGTGTAACAAGGGCTTCTCAGGGCTTAGATGCTGATATGCTTCAAAGTGCTTCAGCAACTGCTGTCGCGGCAACGATAGATGGGGCGGCTTCCCAGGTGGAGGTTATGGGAAGAAATTTAGCTGAAAGTGGCATGAAAAAACTTTTCAGATTGATTGCTGATACCATTATAAGAAATTCAGATAAAAATGAAATTATGAGACTTCAAGGCGAATATGTTGAAGTTGACCCAAGCACATGGGACGCAACCTTAGATTTAGTCGTAAATGTTGGGCTAGGGACAGGGAGAGCGCAAGAAAAAGTGGCAACTCTTCAAGCTACTTTACAAACTCAAATGAGCGTTTGGCAACAGTATGGACCAGAAAATGGTTTAGTTACTATGACAAACGTTCGCCATACCCTTGCGGATATTCTGGCGGCATCTGGAATTAAAAATAGTGATAGATATTATTTACCAGTAACCGAGCAAAGCGAAGCTGAGTTAATTGCTAGAAAACGTCAGGAACAAACTGATGCAATGGCAATGCAAAATCAGCAACCTATGAATGACCCTAACGCAATGTTTATGCAAGCCGAAGCAATGAAGACCCAAACTCGAGCGCAAGTTGATATAGCTAAATTACAATTAGACGCTAAGAAACATCAGGATAATACAGAATTGAAATTAGTAGAAATGGCGGCAAAAGATGATCTTGCTAGAGATAAACTAATTCAAGATATAGCAGTAGAAACTGCAAAATTGATGGGACAATATGGACAAACCATTGACGGTGAAGCTATAAAAAGAGAACAAGACGCAGAAAGAGTATTTGACAGAGGAAATATAAATGGCATCGGATTACAAGGAGAGGGCGCTTAGAGCGCATAAATTAAGGGAAAATCCAGATTTCCGAGCCGTTTTACAAGATTTGCGAGAACAACAAAAAGATATTTTCGCAAAAACCGCCGCTCAAGAAGTGGAAAAACGTGAGGACGCTCACGCCATTTTAAGGGCATTAAATGAAATAGAATACCTTTTACAAGCAGATATAAATGCTGAGGTATTCATAGAAAAAGGTAAGGCACCGCTATGACGACTGAACCACGTGAAGGCAGTATACAAGAAGCCGCTCAATTAATTATGGAAGCTCCAGTTACTGCAAATAATTCTGACGAAGCAAATGACGAACCAATAGAGGCAACTGAAGACAATCAGACTGACGTTGATGAACCTATTGCTGAGAGTGAGGATGCAACTGAGGAAGCTGAGCTTGAATTAAGCGAAGACGACCTCGACATTGAGGATGAACAGATTTCGGCTGAAACTGCCGTTCCCGCAGAACTTTCTGACGATCTGGAGATTGAATTTAAATCAGACGGGTCAATTAAGAAGGCAACCTTAGGGGAGCTAAAGCGAAGTGCCGCCGGACAAGATTACATTCAAAAAGGCATGGAAGAAAACGCAAGGTTAAGAAAAGAACTGGATGCGCAACTTTCAAGCCAAGCAGAAAGAAGCGCCAAACTTGATGCAATTCTTGCAGAAGTCGAGAGCGGCAATATTCCCCAACAACCTAAGAAACCATCCCTGGAACTGGCTAACAGTGACCCAATGGCGTATGCGATTGAACTAGGTGAATATAATACAAAACTAGCTGAATTTGAGGCTAAGAAAGTCGAATTAGAGCAATCACGCAGTTTAGCGTTGCAAAAACAAAAAGCTGATCTTGATGCTTATGCGAGGGAACAAGGAGCACTCTTATTGCAAGAACTCCCAGAACTCAAAGACCCAGAAAAAAGCAAAGCGCTTTTGGGAGACATCGCAGAAACGGCTATCAATTATTATGGGGTGCCTCCAGAAACTTTAAAAAACCTCGTTCACACTTGGGAATTTAGAGTGATGAAGGATGCAGTTGCCTATCAGAAACTGCGCCAGAAAAAACAAGGAGTTGTTGCAAAAACAAAAGATGCAAGACCCATGGTTAAACCTGGAGCTAAAAAAGTGGAAGACGGAACTAAGAAAAAAGCAGAAAGAGCGCGGCAAAAAATGCGTAAAACCGGATCACAAAAAGACGTGGTCAATTTTCTCTTGTCTTAAAACAGAAAGGAAAAAGGCATGGGCGTTACAGCTAATACTAACGAAACTTACGATGTCACAACTATTCGTGAAGACATCCAAGACGCATTAGCGTCTATCACTCCAACAGAGACAATTTTTATGTCTACTATTGGAACTCGAAACGTAGACAACACTTTTTTCGAGTGGGCAGAAGTTGATCTTGCCGCCGTTTCTACGTCAAACCGTGTAATTGAAGGCGAAGCCGCTCCTGGCAATGATGCCGGAACTAATGCGGTTCGAAAAGGCAACTACACACAAATTTCCGACAAAGTCGTTGAAGTTTCTGCTACAGCAGAAGCGGTGAATGGCGTGGGTGATGCTCAAACTGTTGCTGAACAAGTCGCTTACAAGCTCAAAGAGCTAAAACGTGACATGGAGGCAATGCTCCTGGCAAACGTGGCAGGCTCTGCAGGTGCGTCTGGTACAGCTAGACAAACAGCGGGTTTACCTGCTTTCTTGACTACAAACGTAAGTCGGGGAACTGGTGGAGCAAATGGAACAACCTCCGGCACTGGTAGTGCGGGCTTTCCAAATGCGGCGGCTACAGATGCAAGTGCCGGAAATATGCGAGCAATCACTGAGACACTTTTAAAAGGTGTCATCAAGGACTGTTGGGATAGCGGTGCAGAGCCTAGTGTTGTGCTTTGCGGATCAGCTCAGAAGCAAACAATTTCAGCGTTTACAGGCAATGCAACCCGCTATAAAGAAGCAGAAGACGCGAAGCTCATGGCTGCGATTGACGTCTATGTCAGTGACTTCGGCGAGGTTCAGATTGTTCCAGCGCGCCACGTTCGTAGCAGAGACGTTTTTGTACTCGACCCGAACTATGCTTCAGTTGCTTATCTACAAACTGCGAAGCAAGAACCGCTTGCTAAAACTGGTCACTCAGAGCGCAGATTAATTTCTGTTGAGTACGGTTTACAAGTGACTTCAGAAAAAGCTCACGGTGTTGTAGCTGATATTTCATAATAACGAAGGGGGCTGTTATCAGCCCCTTTTCCCTGGATAATTGGAGTTTTTAAAATGGCAAAAATAAAGGCAAAAACTGATCGTGTTTTCGTAAATGGTGAAAAAGCCGAAATTGGCAAAGTTTACGAGGTTTCTGAAGCTGTTGCAAAAGAAATGGTAAGCAACGGATTTGCAGAAAAATCTGCGGCAAAGGCTCAAAAAAAAAGAGCTCGAAATAAAGACGGCACGTTAAAAGCTGACGACCCTCAAACTGCTGATATTAATGAGGCATGGCAATAATGCAAGATTTATTGAAAACGAAAATAAAAGAGGAAGACAACAAACTTCACGTTGTAAGAACTCAAGACGTTCAACGCATTTTAGATTTTAATAAAGAACGCAATATAGATGGTCACAACCGTAAATCAGAAATGCGACTTGCGGGGTCAATTCCTTTTGTCCTGGTTGAGCAATGGGTAAAAGAAAGCGGTGCTAAAATAGGCAGTCAAGAATTAAATGAGTATATAAAGAAAAAATTATTATCAGGCGATTACAGTAAATTAATCGCTAATGGTTATTAAATGGACTTGCCCAAGGTAAACATAGCAGTTGCCGCTTCTGCGGTGGTGGCTATCGTTTCAACTGTCGGCGGTGGCATTTGGTATGCAAGCTCACAGGCTTCAATTATTGAAGGCCTTACGGAGCAAGTCGAAACCTTAACTATAGAAAATAATGCTACAGACCGAACAAATCTTATTCGAGACGTAGAGGAAAACACAGAACGCATAGACGAAATAATAGAGTATATAATTGAAGTTGAGGACGATGGAGCCGAAACGATAGACGAAATTTATGACGAGTTTGAGGACGTTTACGAAACGCAAGAGGGCTTTATTCTTCAATTCAATCAAATTGTAAAATTACAAGCTCGTGTAAAATCCCTGGAAAGCACTTTAGATTTTTTGGTCAAGCGACCTTCTCTTAGCGATGGGAGGTAAAAATCGACCCTTTAACTTTATTAGCCGGACTGAAAACAGGCCTGGCGGCCGGCAAGAGCGTTGCCTCATTATCTAAGCAAATTGGGCAATTTTTTGACGCAACGGATAATGCAAAGAAAAAACTTCAAAAAAAAGGTGTAAGCGGAAAAAACGTAAACGCTATTGCAATGGAAAGATTTGCCAAACTTAGACAAGCGGCAGAGGCCGAGGAAGAATTGAAACGCTTCATATGCGAATCACTTGGACCTTCTCATTGGAATACCTTGCTGAAACTGAGGCGAGAAGTTTTAGCAGAAAAACGTGAGGCAGAGGCTAGGGCGAGGCGTGAGGCGCAAGAGAGGGCGGACCTAGCGTTGACTGCTGTGGCAATCGTTTTGCTTCTCACAGCGGCTGTTATTGGCTCTACGGCATACCTTCACTATATGGGGTGGCTTGACGTGATGGATTATTGGCCTTGGTAACTTATGCACTAGTTTGGTTTCATTTTATCCGGACGGATCATTTACAATACTATTTGTTGGATACTTACGTTGATAAAGAAACTTGTATAGTGGAGCGAGATAAGGCGAAAGTATTGGTGACTTCTAACGACATGATTTTGGAGTGCATTTTGCTAAGTGACGATAATTGAGGTTAAGCAAAATCGTTACGTAGTGTATACAAAAGACGGTAAAGTTGCTATACAAACAAGTGACCTAAGAGTTGCTAGGAGTTTTTTAAATGCCAAAAGCTAAGTACGATTTAAACGATAATGGCAAAATTGATCCGGACGAACGCCAAATAATGCTTGAAGACCGCCGCCGAATGATGGAGGACGCAGACGCAAAAAGAGACGCGCAACTTAGAATGACTTGGTTTGCTCTTAGCGGTATGGTTTTGTACCCTTTTGCTATTGTCCTGGCTTCTTGGATGGGATTAGAACAAGCTTCTATGTTACTAGCTGATATTGCGGCTGTTTATGTCGTTGCGGTGTCAGGTGTAACTGCGGCATATTTTGGCTTTACGAATATGGGGAGCAATAAATGATAGGACAATTACTTGGACCTGTTGCGGGTCTGGCGAGTAGTTGGTTAGATGCCAAGACTACTAAACAGGCCGCAGAGGCAAAATTAAAGCTTACCGAAGCGGAAGCAAAAGCAAAAATACTATTATCTGAAAAAACAAGCGTTGCTGATTGGGAGCGCATCATGGCGGAGAATAGCAAGTCATCCTGGAAAGACGAATTTTTCGTTATTGTGTTGTCAATCCCACTTATTTTAGCCTTCATACCCGGTGCCGAGGGCATTGTGGACAGGGGCTTTGAGCAACTCCAAAAAGCACCGGACTGGTATTTTTACAGTTTAGGAATTGCAATTTCGGCCTCTTTCGGTGTGAAAGGCTATAAACAGTTCACGAGGAGAAAATAATGGCAGAAAAAAATTGGCAAGGCTTTTTTGATATGCTTATGCACCACGAAGGCGGGTTTACTGACGATCAACGCGACAAAGGAAATTCTCAGGGTGACGGACACGGCAATGAAGGCTCAACAATGTTGGGTGTCACAGCTTTTAATTGGGCTAAATGGACAGGTAAGCCTGCGCCAAAAGAAGTTATGCAGGCTTTGACAAAAGACGATGTGAAACCTTTTTACGAAAAGGATTACTGGACGCCAATTCGCGGAAATGATTTATACAGCGGTTTGGACTACAGCATTGCAGATATGGCTGTGAATGCCGGACCCTCTAGGGG